TTGCGATGAACACCCTTGCTCTTGGCTATGTAATTCCCGCTATTAGGGCTTACTCGGGACTTGCACCCGTTAGATAATGCTCATGCCGAGCGTACAAAGTAACCGACTGGCAGCGTGTTGTAGATGCCGCTCGGTTCACACAAGGCAAGAAATCGTTAGGACGTGAGCCAAGCGATGAGTTCAAGAAGCAGATGATTCTCAGCGAGCATTCACCGCTCAGAGAATTGGAGTTTGATATTAAAATGTATGGTATACCATACTGGGTGAGCAACCACTTTGTTCGCCACGTCCATGCTCAGCCATTCGTTTCTACATCAAGACCAGATATTACTGGCTCCAAGGTATCTCGCCACGATATGCGTCAGGATGATTTGGTCAACTTGCAGCTATCTCTCAACGCTCAGGAGATTATCAATATCTCGAAGCTGAGACTCTGCAACAAGGCATCCTACGAGACAAGAAAGATATGGATGCAAGTGATTGAAGAGTTGAGGAAAATCGAACCACATCTTGCTGCTGCTTGTGTCCCACAATGTATCTATAGAGGATTCTGCCCTGAGCCAAAATCATGTGGAAAGACACAAACAAATGTTTTTCCTGTTTATAGAGAAAACTACGAACATTTATTTTTAATCGGTGAACGTATAAAATTAGACTATGAAATATCCAAAATATAACGTCAACGAATTTATAGGAGGGCACTTCGAGTACACCACTCCATGCCCATTCGGTATTCAAGGCAGATACACCAATGAGGCCCTGATGGTTGGCAGCCTTGCTTGCCAGCGATGTGAATACTATCGTGGCATCAACACAGAAGATTGCATCATGTCTTGCGCTATAGAATAGTGCAGCCTGTCTGCATTCATCATAACAATCAATCTAATTTAATATGAATACAAAGAAAATCTCAATTATCCAGCGTATCAAGGAAAAATTCCTTGGCAAACAGTTCTTTATTGCAGTTATCGCAAACAAGGGAACCTGTTCCTATTTCGTCAACTCTACCATCTATCGCTCAGAAAAGGAAGTGGAGGCTTACAAGAAGTACATCACCACTGACGAGCGCATGAAACAGAGCTTCGATTTCGTGGGCTACTACTCTTTCCGTTCCAAGTTCGACTTCCGTATTCCTCTTAGCGGAAAGCCTGTTTCACTTGAAGAGGCGAAGGAACTGGCCAACAAGTAGTGTCGGATATAAAGTTAACGGATAATAAATATCTTATCAATTTACTTATTATATTTGCGCTATGAAATTCAAGCATTTAATAGTTAAAGTCTTAGGGTTCAGGTATCACAACTACTTTGTGATACTGGACGGAAGAGCGAACTCTGTCACGCTCTCTAAGGGTGTATACAGGCATATCATGCAGAAGGAGCGTTCAGATCACTCCGTCTTCGTATTCAGGTTATCAGACAGAGGAACATACGGATTCTGTATGCGTGAGGACTGGGAAGAACTTTGCAAGGCAAACACCGCCTTCACTCAGCTTCAATTCAATCAGGAGCATAAGAAGGTGGGGTTCCGAAGTGACCGCCCTTCCGTCACCGCCATCCTTGACGAGTACAATCTTCCGCTCAACAGAATGGTTCGCCTTACTTGCATCCCACGCAAGTCACAAAAAGGCGAGCCATACTACGAAATCATGCGACCAAACTTAAATTCGAGCACATGGCGACAAGACAAGAAGTAATATTCAAAGGACTCACCAACTCGCCATCCGACTATAATTGTCAGGATGGCGAGTTGGCAACCTGCCTCAACCTCATCAATGAGGATGGGGCACTCCACCCTATCCACCAGCCTGTAGTGGCCGAGCAGAACATTACGCTGCCTAACGGCACTTGCTCTATCAGGTACGTACATAAGGCGGAGCACGAAAACGAAAACCACTCACACTACATCGTGAATTGCACTAATGGTTCACCTTATTCATGGTACTGGACTGAAAAGGGAGGAGATGGGACCAAGCACAAGTTAGACCTTGGGGATTTCAAGGTTAACTCTGTTACTGCTGTAGGGAATATCTTATGCTTTGTAGGAGACAACTCTACTAAATACGCATACTGGAAAAACGGAGAATATAATATTTTTGATGATTCTCTGTTCCAATACGACATTACAATTACGGACCAGATGTCGGTAGATGAAGGTCGGCGAACTGTTGATAGTTTTAAGGTGTCGTGTAACTTTTCGCAAGACTGGGATGCAATATGGGCAGAAAACGGACATTTTGCTAACACCAGTGGTAATGCGAAAAACCCATCTGCGTCACAGATCGTGTTCTCTGGTATAGACGCTCTTATCAATAAGAAAATCGAGGAAATAGACCAATACACGTTTAAATACATAACAATAGGAGTCGTTGCCTTAAAAATATACGATGGAACGTATAGAAATATTAGTTCGCCATTTATCCTATCACCAAGATTCATATCCAACAAGTTTATTTGGCGTGATTCCACAAAGGGTATTAGAACTTACTTTAACGCACACAAGCATAAGATTACCGTTAGTGCCAATATTCCTGAAGAGTTAAAGGATCTTGTAATTGGGGCTGATGTTTTCTTGTCTAAACCTGAATCATTCCTCAATACCGAGGAAGCGTTTCGTACGATTAACAGCGCATCTAATTTCATATACGGAACTGGGATGGCGCAAGATGTATATAGTTTCGCCATGGACTTCATGCCACAAAAAAAGGTATATAATACAATAGACAATATGTCTTTCTTCCTTAGCGTAAGCATTGACAGCGAAGATTTTGGCAAACCAGTGCAGCTAAAAAGGGTAATGGAGACTAATCAAAGTCTACCGTTAGCTGACTTTAAGAAGCAGGCCTTTGGGGGGTAAGATTGCATACACATACAACAACAGACTGCATATTGGTGACGTGAAAACAACAACCCAAAACGCTTTTTCGACATTTGTTGAGGAAATTTTTTCAATTAAAACGAAACTCCAGGAAGGCGTTTCGGACATGTATGAAATGTATCTGAACAACCGACTTGATTTAGACGGTAGTAATGGTATGATATGTGACGCTGTGATTGCAGTGACCATATCGGTCAACGGAACTGACAGGGTTATATACGAAAAAACAAAGCTTCAATACCCGTTATCTCCTATCATAGCTTATCCTGACAGCAATGCAACAAAGATGACCTTGTTCATCCATAATAAATTTGATAATACCTACTTTAAGAAAACGTTGACATTGCACCAATCCGACACAATGGGTATGTCGTACTATGTGAATCTTGGTGATAATAGAAGAACAGAACCTGTTCCTGGGAACGGATCTGCCTGGGATGATGGCTTTGGTGATAGACAGGATGAAACAAATTCAAGCAAGACAGAGCCAGCAGACAAAACTTTTATTCTCCCTGACGATAAAAACTTGCCGATTTTCATGTCTCGTTATTATTATAAATTGCAAGACTACGTTCATACGACAGGAAGTGTTACGACAACCATAAAGAAGTGGAGCAATGTACGAAATACGAAAACGAATGTCTTTGAGGATAGTTCCCAATCCGAGTTCACCAATAGTTATAATAAAGTAGGAAAAGACTATACTACATACATCAGCCATTCTCTAATCAAGGTCAGCGAAGCTGAGAATCCTCTAATTTTCCCTGCCAAGAATAGTGTTCAGGTAGGTTCTTCTGCTATCTTTGCTCTTGCCGCCAACACCCGCCCAATCAGCGAAGGGCAGTTCGGTGAAGCTCCTCTATACGCTTTTACCGATGAAGGTGTTTGGGTACTGATGCTTGGAGAAGAAGGAACCTATGCGGCTCGTCAGCCTGCCAACCGAAATGTCTGCTCCAACCCTAAAGGCATTTTACAGATAGATGATGCTGTCCTCTATCCTACCGAAAGAGGTATCATGATGCAGCAGGGAAGAGAGTCTGTATGTATAACAGACGCACTGGATGATTATCCTTTCGATTTTCTATCCATTTATTCTCATTCAACAAAGGATAAGACTTATCCGAACAAACTCCTTGCGACAGGTAAAATTCCTGAGTCAGACGTGAAGTATATCCGTTTCCGTAAGTATCTCGAAAAGGCCGATATGATTTACGACTATTACGATAGCCGCATCATCGTCTTCAATCCGTACTACACTTATGCTTACGTCTACTCTTTGAAGAGCAAGATGTGGGGTACCATGCACAATGTCTTCAACAAGCGAGTGAATATATATCCTGAGTCATACGCTACAGACAAGGCTGGAAAAATTCTTGATGTGTACGTGAAGGAACCATCGGAAAGTGTTCCGTTCTTTCTTTGCAGCCGTCCTTTAACGCTTGGGCAAGAGTTCTATAAGACTATGTTCGACTGCATCACAAGAGGATATTTCAGCAGCATTCAGGCAGGAAAATGTGGAATGGTTCTGTTCGGGAGTAACGACCTTGTTAATTGGTATTACATTAGTTCTTCCGTTGATATATTTCTTAGAAGCCTTGTAGGTTCTCCGTACAAATATTTCAGGATTGCGCTCATTGGCAAACTTGCCCCCAACGAATCTATAAGCGGTCTGTCAACTGCGTTTCAGGAGAGATTGCAGAATAAACTTAGATAAGTAATTTTCTTTTTCACTATGTTTATAGATAAAGGGTAGCGGTCCGTGATGGATAGCTACCCTTGCTTTATCTTAATCAAAAACCTTAAAATGGATGCAAAGTAATTCTTGCCCTGCCAGCCGACCTGTTGCTTGCGCTCTTGATCTTCTGTTTCTTCTCCTCGGCAAGTGCCAGGAATCTATCAGCACCGTCAGGATAAACTATCGTCAACCACTCGTATAAGCATTGGTTGACTATATAGTCATGGATATATACCGTCATGGTATGTACGCTCGTCTTAGAGAAACCCTGCGGTATTCTCATCGCCAAATAGTAGGCTTCTTCCTCGTTTGTAGGCGAACCTATACATTCTTCCCACTCATTGGAATCGAAGCCGCCACCAAGCATTTCCATCTTGGTATATCTGAAAAGCATTTCGTTGCAGTCTTCTACTGCCGAATCAAGAATCCTTGCTAACTTATCTCTGTTGCCATCCTCGCCCACATCGTAGATGTTGTGGATAGAATGGGAATCCTCTACAGAACTGGAGATGGAATCTGCATAAACGGCAGCCGTATTCTTGATGTCAAAAATCAACTCCTTCTTCTGAAGCTCTATCATCACCTTGAACCCAAGGTTGCATACTCTGCATTCTTTCATGATGACCTCCTTCCTTATACGTTGGGAGCTGTCCTGCTGGGTCTCTCACGTCTGTTAAAGGTCTCATGCAGGTTCTTGATAGCTGCTATCGACAGTTCTGAATAAGCCTTCGACTCGTTGGGGTTGGTAATGATAAACCAGTCCATCAAGGCCTTGTTGACAATGTAGTCATGGATAGAACTGGTAAGCGCATCCTTCAAGGCGAGTGGATAGTTTGATGGAAGGGAGAGGTTGATGGTGATGTTGGTATCGCCACTTATCAACTCGTTGGACGCAGTGGTACCTGTGTCTGTTTGTACTGACTCACTCAACTCAACAAGCAGTTGACTGTACGCATTCTGAATGCTACGCAATGCCTGGTTCTTGTCTTCGTCATCATCGCTCGCCTGGATATTACTTGCAGCCTCAGCATCCATACTGCCAGCTCTTCTACTGCGTCCTGTAAGGAACGCCTTATTCTGAAAGTCGTAGATGAGTTCACTCATATACAAAGTAATCGTTAAACTCTTTCTTGCCATACTATGATATTTTTGTTCGTGTCGGTTTCTTTTTGTAGAACGCTTTATCCTTAATGTCGAGCAATAATGCAGCAGCGTTATCTGCATATTCCTTTACCTTGTCGTTTGCGGCTATCTCGCACCATTTCCCGATAATGCTGTTTACCAAGAACGAGTTGGCTGACGAGTTGATGGAACTGAGTAGGTTGCCATCAAATCTGCTGGGCATCTCGAGTTCCCAAGTGATGGTCCCGTCTACTTCTGATCCACCTGAGATAAATCGTTTCAGAACATTTCTTAGCGCATCCAACGACTCGTTGAAGAACCGCTCTATCATCGCCAAGTCTGCTTCCGTCACGAATATCTGATCAAAAGCCGATTTGCCATCCTCTATGGTTGCCTTCTTACCTATGTAGGCAGTGGTCTTCGCCACCTCTTCATAGATGTCATTTTTCTTGATTGTTAATGTGAAATCTGCCATTCTTTATCTTTTTATAAAGTTTATAACCTAATATGATAAGCAGCATGCAGAGTGCGCCAAACGACCACACTGCATACTTCAACTGAATCTGCTCCCATTTGGAGAGTTGTTTTTCTACTGGATAGGGCACTGGGATGGAATCTCTTTTCAGGAAGGAATCTACCTTAACCATATAAACATTCTTGAAGATGGTTTTCTCATGCCATCGGTCAAGATAACACGTATCTCCCTTTTGCCTGAGATATATAGAATCACGCACGAAAACGCTGTCAGAAGTATGCAGCGTATCGTGTTTTATCGCATTCTGATATACAACTTTTTCTATCGGAATGTACTTCGTTCTGCATCCAGACAGAAGAAACACCGCTAACAAGAGGCTTATCACGTAGGGTGTTACTTGCCAATCATACCACTTTGTCTTCATAGGCTAAACTTTAAAAACCTTCTTTGCTCTTGCAAGGAACTTTCTTCTTGATTCCAGTCCGTTGGTCCCTCCATTGATAGTCTTGGTGATAGCCACAATGCAATCGCTGTCGGCCAGTTTGTTCAGGCCGTGTTTCCACCACCACCACATCGCACTCTTGGTTGCCAACAGGGGAAGCTCTAACAGCTTGGGGTTTTCCATAATATCATCTGAGCAATATTTGCTGTTCTGAAAAGCCTGATAGTTGGCTCTGCCAGTGATCTGAATCAATCCTCTACCACGATACTTGTAACCGTCTCCATCTTTCAGGTTCCCGAGCATGTTCTTCAACTTCCCGACATCATACTTGCGAAAGTAGTTTTTGTTGCCGAGTTCCTTGGTGTATCTCAGTTCGCCACTCTCATGTGCTATCTGAGCTAAGAAGTGGGCCATTCGCTGGGCAGTATCAATATGAAAAACCTCTGCATAACCATTGATGTAGGGAAGAAAATCATCCACCCTGTCCTTGGCATTCGGCATGATAGCCAAAACCTGTTCTCTTGTTACCTTCATTACTTACCCTCCTTCACTTGTTTTATCATACTTGCAAGTTCTCCTTTTACTTTGCTCTCAAAGTTGCCCAACTTGGTCTTGAAATAAACGTTTACTCCGAATATCGCTCCTGAGTAAACCAGTGTCTGACTGACGTACCACAGCACGCCTTCCGACACTACATAATTGTTAAGAAAGAATGATAGGAAGGTGAGCACAACACCGCTCACAAGCATTCCTATAGCTGCACCATATTGCAATCCTTCACGTACATTTGGAGTCATAACTTATCTTTTATAAAATATTAATAATACGCAAAGATAAGTTATGTCTTCCAATTCATCATCTTATCCGTTAATGTTGTGCCATATCTTGCTCGTTTTGTACAGACTGTCAGGGTCTTGGAGGTATTCTATTGCCATCAACACCACCATTTCTTTCAACTCCTCTGCATCCTTACTATATCGCTCCAGCAGAACATGATGGTCACTCCTCAGCAAATTCATGGTTACCGCCAAGTCATGGATGGTATAGTCTGATATGTCATCCTTATGTTCATCGAAGACCTCCTTTATCTCTTCGTCCGTAAAGAAAGGTGCCATGTGCCTGGTCCCGTCTGCATCCTCATACCACATCTTACTGATAGCATCATCGGCAAAGTACTTGTCAAAATGTTCTTCACTCAATACGCCATACACCATCGCACATAGATGATGTACCTCTGCATCGCTCAACTTGCACGAGAGATACTTACCGATAGCCTTGGCTATACTCAACATCTGTTCAGGAGTCATATCCTGTTGATACTTTTCGACAAACTCTACGAAATTCATACCTGTAAAATTTAAAAGTTTATGATGCTGCAAAGATAGGAATATCTTTAACACAGCACCATAAACTCGTAAATGTCTCTGTAGCTATCTGTGTATCAGACTAATACAGTTACGATAAAAAAAACACCTCCTTTCTTTATTCGTCCTTAAATCTGGTTCGTTTCTCTTTGCCCCTCGCCCAGATGTCGTTCTTCTTGCGTTTCGACACCTTGCCGAATACATCATTCTCGTAAAGTTCGGGCTTAGCTTCCCTGCCTTTGGTCTCCGTAGCTATTCCGTTATTGGGATTGCTGCCTTGGCTGGTATCGGGGCTTCCGTTGCCATACCATTCATTGTCGCTTGGTTTGTCTGCTATCATACTATTATCTATTTAATGAATAACTGAATTAAGCTGCAAGCGGTGGGGTCTGTCCGTCTGGACTCACTCCCTGTCCGCTCATCATCTGCTGTAGCATCGCCTGGGCCTTCGGATTGCTCTGTGATACCTGAGCCACTTGTGCTTGCAACTGAGGAGAGAATCCTTGTGGGGTCTCACCATTCTGAATGGCTTGCTGGTTGGATGCAACCGATTGCAGCAACTCCTCTCCAAATGGGAAATCTCCTACTTGCAACAACTGCTCCAACGTGATAGCCTGATTCTGCCACAAGGTCATAAGGAACTCGTTGGCCATCTGTCTATATACGGGTGTAGCCGTGCTTTCTGTGATGTTGATATCGAACTCCACGTCTCGTATCTTCTTAGGATCGTAGCGCACTATCTGCCCTGCCCTGCCAACGATATTGAAGTTGCGGGCCACGTCATAGTACTGCTGCATGTTCTTCACTGTCTTGTACGCACCGTCAATGACAAACTGGCTGAAACTTTCCAATATATCAAGCAGCGACATGGTGGCGTTCTGTGTCTGCTGGGCATAGAGCGAACCGCTCGTTCCTGATGCTCCTTGCTTTCCTTGCAACGCTCCTGTCACTCCCGATATATCCTCAAAGAACTTCAACTGATAGCTGAGCAAATCACCGATGCCTATGTTCGTAGAGTTGTTCGCCACTTGCTGAGGAACCTGACCGCTTATGTTGGGCTTGTATCTCACCACTCCGTTAAACCTACTCCACTCATCGCAGAAATCATCCCAACTCATATCGTCAGGCAGACAGTCATCAGGACAGAGCAGCACGCCCTTGGCACTCGCCCTCATAATGAAGTCGTACATCGTGATAAGTCGGTTCACGTATCTCTGCTGGTCAATCACATCTTCCACGAAGCTGTGAATCTCCCCGTCAATGAATGGATAGAACTTAAAGCAGTAGGGATGCTCGCCATGTGCATAAGGGGTCTCGCCCTCTCTCAGTATATCACCGAATGGAGAAAGGTAATAGAAGTGCCAATAATCGTCCATAAACCACTCTGCATCAATCAGCGGAATATCCTTCTCCTGCATGCCAGCGGCCATTCCTCTCCGTATTCGGTCTGCATTCTCGGCATCTACAATGTCAGCCTTGTCTTCAATGTCTATCTTGAAATCATCGCCATTGTTGTAGTCGTGGCATCGGTATCTGGGCTTGCTTTCCTTGCGCCATACTTCAATCACTCGACAAAGAGATGGGTTGGCAGGATTCATAAAGTCGATGGTCTTGGGGTCGAACTCTCCGAATCGCTGGGTGCAGTCTGCAATCACGAAATCTCTGTTGGCAGCAAGTCTGTAAATCTCCTTCAACTTACGAGCTTCATCGGGAGACTTGGCAAACTCTCGCAGTACGTTGCCGATGGTGATGTCGTGTACCTCGCCCAAACAGCCTACGTCCCATCCACGGAAATCCCTCATATTGTTGTCTATGAAGAAATTGTTTGGGTTCACGTAGTCCGTCCAGCAATCCAACCTACCTCTTCGCCATCCGTATTTCTTCTTATAGATGGCAGCACCGCTTATCAGAAACTCTTCCATGGTTCGGGCATCAAGCTCCGACTCTCGGTTCAGTTGTCGGTTGCATTGCAGCACCACGCTCATGGTCTCGCCATATCGCTTCTCGTCCTTATCTCTTGCGTTACAGGTTGGCTCCTTGCTCTGTGAGCGATATACTCCCAGTACGTTTTTCACCAATCTTCTGATAAGGTTACTCTTCAACGGCTCACTGCCCTGCTCACGGATATAGTCTTCCTCCTTGATACGTTTTTTGAAGCCACACTTGTTTTTGAACGTAATGGTATCGCCCCACTGGTCCCCATAGCAGTATCGCTTGTTTCTCAGTCTTCGCTTTCGGAAGTTATCCATGTTGTTATAGTATCGTTGGGCCTCCAGCAAGATAGAGAAGGCACGCTCGTATGGCTTGTCAAATCGGTTCTTGGATGCTTTCACGCTGTCCAGTTCTTCCTTGTCAAGCACCCTGCTCAATGATAGCAGTTTGGTTTCTTCTTTCTTCTTTGCCATAATTTATGTTGTCGTAGGTTCAACAATATGCGCCAGTTTTCTGGCCACTCCGAGGAATCCGCTTGCGGTGTCGGTATCGCCAAGACTGATGCAAGTAAGATAGCCAGCCATATATATGATGGAGTCCTTCAATGTTTCGGGCAAATCAATATTGCCTTCACTGATAGAAGGCATACCGACATAGGTGAGCGACACGGTGACGGTATTGCTCTTGCTTGTGAATAGCTCCAAGAGTCGCTCACCACTTCTGTGGATGAGTGCAGCGACAGGTCGCTCTGGGTTTCCTCTTACTCCGAATCGGCTACACTGTACCTTGTAGGCATCGTCCTCCTCTGTGATGACCTCTGCCGAGCGGTTCCAGTCACTGGACTTCACGTTAAGGAGTCTGATCATGTCGGAAGGTAGATGGGTGGTTCCTACATAAGCACCGTTCGATTCCGCCCAAGAGGTATTCTGCCCATTGTAGTCCTTTCCGTCCAGCATAAAGGCAGGAGCATCCATCAATATGATTCTTGCTGCATCTACTATCTTACTCTGAATCAACTCGCCCTGTGATAGCGTATCGGTATCGCCAGGAGTCAGCAGCCCTGCGGACTCTTGGTTCCTGTCAAGGAGTACCTTTACTTCTTTCACCAGGTCAGATACAGCATACGTTCTCATTACTCCAGTCCTTCTAATTCAACACCCTTTTCCTTGGCGATGGCCAAGATGTCTTCCTTGGTCTTCATCTTTGAACGACTCACGCCAAAGGTCTCAGCCAGATAGTCCTTGGCATCCTCAACGTCTGTCACTACGTGGGTCTTCTTCTCGTCAGCCGCTTTCTTCTTGGCCTTGGCAGCGGCTTTCTTCTTTGCTTCCGCAGCTTCCTTCTTCTCGTCAACACTCTCTGCCAAGAAGAATTTGTCTTTGTACCAATAGTGGGACTCAATGGCCTTCTGTACCTTTGGGTCTCTTGTCATATAGACACTACAGCCCATGGTCTTGCCCTCGAAAACAATACGCATTCTCTCATCGCCTACCATGACGCTAAATGCTAAATCTGTACCTGCTTGATATTTTTTAAACATGATTGTATCTTATTATATATGTGTTACTAAAAAAGGGATGGGGCAAGTGCCCACACCCCTCACTATTTAATGACTATCTGTAAATCTACTTGCTTTTAGACATTGGCATCCTTATTCTCGCCAGTGTCAGATGTACCTTCTGCGGTAGACACGGCAGCAAGGCGCATACGAGCGTGTGCCTTAGGGTACTTCAAGTACAGACAAGCAACCTCCTGAATGACTACAGCATCGGTGTTGCGAATACCAGCCTTCTTCAAGTCGAGTACGTTACGAGTCCAAGACAAGTGTACTCGCTTAACCAGGAACTCTGGGTCAAGGGCAAAGCCGCAGTCGCTCATATCAAAGAGGTCGAACAGCTCTGAGTGAATCATCAGCACCTCACCGAAGTCTGTCTCCCAACTCTTGAACTTCAGGTCCCAAACCTCTACGGTGTCTTTCAGTCGGAACTTGTCAGAATCAATCTTGCTGAATGCGCTCACGAAGTCTGAACCAGCGATAATCACCTTGCGCTTGTTGCCGATACCTGTACCAACAAACAAGTCCTTGGAAATGTCAACCAACTCCAAGTCGGTAATCACTCGCTCATTCTTGTTGTAGCCCTTCTTTATGTCATCGGCTGTAGCAACATGGCCTACCTCGATGTCCTTGCCAGCCATCCACCAGATACCCTTGGTAAACCACTGGGCAGAGTTGTTCTTGGTGGTATGTTTGATACAGCCCATATCGCCAAAGAGATAAGTGCCCTCCATGGCAAGACGCATATCGTAGATGCTGTCCTCCTCGATGTCTGAGAAGTCCCAATCCACTCGCTTAGCTGCAATCTTATTGAAGGTACTCTCCTCAATCTGGATCATGAAGTTCTGGCAGTACTGAATCTCAGATGCAGGGAGGTTGTTGAAACGACCTGTCTGTACGTCCAACTCACCGCAACTCTTCGCCATACGGATGAGCTTCTGTCCCTTCTGCAGGGCAGGAATACCAATAGGCTGCTTATTAACCAATTTGCCATTTACTGCATACACGATAGGATAACCCTCATTATCCTTACCGCACACACAGAGTTCCAAATCAGGGGTTGGTTCATCGGTAAGGTCTGCGTAAGCCTGATTCTTGTAGTTGGTAATCGCCTTCACACCTACCACTCGGATGGTATCATCCAGTGTAAACATTTCGGGGTCCTCCACCTTCAATACCATAGAGGTGCCTGTACTCTCTACAGTTGTTTCCTTCACGGTGGTCTTGATAGGACGTGTACCGATACTCCAGTATTCTACAACAAATGAACTGGCAGATTTAGTTGTCGCATAGCGTGAAATCTGGTCAACAGGAGTGGCCATCGGACGAATCTTAGTAATCTTGTCGTTGATGTCGTTCTCATAGAACTCCGTGCCATTCTCATTGAAGTGTTCACGACCTTTGCCTTCGGTTGCAATACCTTCATCCTGACGAGCCGCACCGCCATTGCCAGCTTCTTCGGCAGCAGTAGCACCACCAGCCTCAGCGGCATGTCCACCCTCGGTCGTACCGCCATCAGGCAGGGCCGCCTCAGCCATAACGACCTGACCATTCACTCCAAAAATAACCGCCATTACCATCAGAAAAATGGAAAGCAGCCGATTAAATGTACTTTTCTTCATTGTTATTCTGAATATTAATTAAACATTAAATTGTCTTTTCATCTTATCGCATTATCGAATACGTGTTCTTTTCTCGTGACCACGCTGCCAAATGTTTCCTCTGCGTGATACCCTACCAAGCGCACCAAGGTCTGGCTGGTTATCCGTTGGCTTGGTCTCTGCATTGGCAGAATCAAGTTCGGCTGTGCCATCGCCCTTCTTGCGAAGTTCTAAGTTCTTTACGTGCTTGCTGTTCTTACCACGAACCTCGCCTTCGTGAGCGGCATCAGCCACATCGGTATCATGGTTCTTTGCCTTGATGAATGCGGTAATCATCTCCTCTGTAAACTTGCCTGTTACCACATTGCGCATTGTCTGAAAGCACTGGTCGATAGCTTCGTTCACCGCTTCCTCGCCATACTTCTCTTCCAGTTTGTCGAAGACTTCATAGCTGGATGGCATGTTCTTGTCGTACTCCTCCTGCAACTTCTTGCCGTTGGCGGCATTCTTCAGGAACTCCGACTGAGCCGCTGCAATCTCGTCTGCATTGTCTGGGTCTGAATAGTAGTCTATGGCATCTTCGCCATGCGTGCGAATCAACTCTGCGTAAGGACTCTTGCCTGCCTTCATCGCTTGAAGGAAGGCGGCTGCCTCGGGGTCGCTGCCAAGCCACTCGCCCATCGCCTTCTCGTTATCCTTGTAACCCTGCAAGGCCTTCTGGTCGGCATCGTAATCGTCATTGATAGCTCCGTAGATAGACTCATCGTCTGCATACTCGGTGTCAGGATGCCTAACCTTCAAACGCTCCAAAGCCAAGTCCTTCTTGGTCTTTGTGTCTTGCTGTTTAGCAGCACCAGCATTCTGCTCTGTATTTACATTTTCGTTCATATATATATGTATAAATTTATAAATCAACGTCCAAAAGTAACGCTTTTCAGATTATTATTAATCTTATCCGTTAACTATGCTTAATCGTATCCGATTAATTTGGTTATTTCAATACATTTTTGTATCTTTGCATCATAAGTACATGAAACATAAAGGCTCACGATGTGACTTTACTAAGGAACGTGATGCTGACATATTGAGGGCTTACAAGGAAGTTATTTCGGTAAGAGACAATATCGGCCTCTTGGAGATTGAGCGAAGACTGTTGCAATCTCCGAGCAAACGCTTTTGGGTTTCGGTAGATCGGGCATACAACGTTATTCTCAATATGCTCAACGGCAAGTCCATCAGCAATATGAACTCTCAGAAAAGAAAGATGTTTCAGGAGATTTTCCGTAGATACAAGATTTATTCAAAGGAGCATCCTTCTCTCACAAAGATGGATGTAATATGGCATGTGTGCAATCAGGAAGCACCGAGTTTCTATCTCACTCGTAAATCCATGCACGTCATACTTCATCGGGTGAGGAAGGAGGAGAAGAAGAGATGCTACGAACTTCGCCAGAGAAAATTGCACTTTATACAGGATACGTTATAATATCATGTATCACACTCATAGGATATGATGGCATGGGTCTCTTTGACGGTTGTTCTATTCAGAACCGACTAAGCTACCCTTTCTACCATCAGAACATCTTTCATGCAGCCGTCAACCTTTACGTCTTTCACCAATGCTACCGAACCATACCTTGTGGCATCGGCCACATGATTGCATTCTATCTCATAGCCGTAAGCTATCCCTTTGCATCATCAGTACCAATCATCGGTCTCAGCGGATTTATCTATGCTTACATGGGCTTTATTGCCCCATACGTGGAGAATAAGGTAAGATACAATCTCACCATTCTCCTATATATCTGTGTTGGAATCTTCTTCCCTTGCATGGCAGTTGGAGTCCACATCTATTGCTATGTACTTGGTCTGTTGTGGGGTTATCTTAATGCACCGCTATGCCAAGACAAGTAACCGCCAAACTGACAGATGCACTCGACAAACACGTATTGGGCATCCTGCAAGAGAACGAGAAACGGATAAAGAAAATCAACACACCATTCAATCCCATCAAGGGCGAAGGGTGTGGAGATAAGCGATTTGCGCTTTCTCTTCCTGATTTCCCGATTCAAAACCAACAGCTTCCTGTCTCGATGAAGAAGATTCCGCTCGTTAAGATGCTCATCGAGTTCGGTAGCTGCAAGGCGGTAATTGAGGAACTGCACAAGGATATAGACGAGCCATACAACATAGAGGAAGAAATGGAGCAACTGGTGGAGCAGTTTACTCGCATCAGGATGAAACATGATCCTTTCTTCTTCTTTGCCACGTTTATCTATATCAAACCGAAAGGTGGAGGTCTCCCCTTCCGTTTTGTGCTCAGAAGACCGCAGCGAAGACTGCTCAGGTGGCTGGAGGAACGAAGAAAGAAGAATCGACCTATCCGTCTTATCCTGCTGAAAGCAAGACAATGGGGAGGTTCTACGGTTATTCAGATGTACTTCCTCTGGCTGCAACTTATGTGGCAGAAGGGTCTCAACTCGCTCATCGTGGCTCAGGTCAAGGACACGGCCGAAACTATCCGAGGTATGTTCGAGGAAGCTCTGAAAAACTTCCCTACCAAGTTCCTCTACGATATGGGTGAAGCGTTCTCAGAGAACGAGCCGAAGTTTGTGGGTGTGGGAACATCGGGTAATGTTAAGAAGGTCCCTCAGCGATTCTGCAAGATTAAGGTGGGTTCTATGGAACGACCGCTGTCTGCCAATGGTGAAGACTACAACTTGGTTCACCTTTCCGAGGTGGGTTTGTGGAAGAAGACAGATGGTAAGTCTCCTGAGGAGGTAGTACAGAATGCTACCAATGGTATCTTGTACCGACCATATACGATGATTGCCTACGAATCCACCGCCAATGGTACTGGCAACTTCTTCCACAAGGAGTGGCTTGCAGCGGTCAAGGGTGAGTCTCAGTTTGAACCTTTCTTTGTTCCCTGGTACGAGATATACGATATGTATCATCTTGAATTTGAGAGCAAGAAACAGAAGACGGAGTTCGCTAAATGGCTATACGAGAACCGCAATAATACCAACACGATGTCCGACCGAGAAGAGCCTGGCACTTATCTTTGGAAGCTATGGAAACTGGGTGCTCCTCTCGAAGCCATCAACTGGTATATTGCCGAGCGCAAGAAGTTCACCGACCATGCCGATATGGCTGCTGGCTACCCTACTGATGATATTGAGGCTTTCAAGCATTCAGGAGCCAAGGTGTTTGCCGAAGACAAGGTTGATAAGTTCCGCAAGGGATGCCGTGCGCCTAAGTTCATCGGTGATGTTTATGGTGACGGATATAAGGGCAAAAAGTGTATGCAGAATGTCCGCTTCTGTGAGGATAAGCAGGGTCAGTTGTGGATATGGAGCAAACCTGAAACCTTTGATGATTGCAAGGTGATCAACCGCTATCTGGTTGTTGTGGATATTGGTGGACGTAGCAAGAATGCCGACTGGTCTGTTATCTGTGTCTTCGACCGCTATTGGATGATGGAAGGTGGCAAGCCGTATGTGGTAGCGCAATGGTATGGCCACATTGATATGGACTTGCTGGCGTGGAAGGCGGCTCAGATAGCCAAATACTACAATGATGCTCTTTTGGTCATTGAGTCCAACACCTTGGAGACGAAAGACAAGGAGCATATCTTGGAAGGTGGTGACCAGTCTGAGTTCATCCTGAATCAAATTAAGGGTGTATATGACAACCTCTATGCTCGCAAGCAGAGTGAGTCGGACATCAAGAATAAGGTCCCAGTGAAGTATGGGTTCCACACCAATGTGGCAACCAAGCCAATGGTTATCTCCGTGTTGGTTCAGGTTATCCGTGAACAACTCTATGTAGAGCGTGACGATAGATGCCTGGATGAATATCTCACCTACGAGAAGAATGGAACGGTGTATGAGGCGGCTGACGGTAAGCACGATGATTTGCTCATGACCAGAGCCATCGGACTCCACATCTGTTTCAATGAAATGGAAATGCCTAAGATGATAGAGTATAAGGCAAGAGTAATGACAAGAAAGGTTTCTGTTTCGGCAGCGACCATCATATAGTTTCTAACAATTAATAATTACGATTATGAAAGTAACAAAGATTTTCAAGCGCATCAAGTGCGAAATCATGTACCGCCAAGCTACGGCTAAGGCTGACTACGCATCCAAGAAGAACAATGGCGAAATCTTCTATGTTCTTCCCACACAGAAGGGCAATCTGATGATCATGAATCGCTCTCTCTTCGAGACGTTCAAGAGAACGAAACTGGTTGACAACGACATGAAGGTCAGAGACCTGTTCCGAGATTGTGTCTATCATACCAACTGCAAGAGCAAGAAGGGCAAGGAGAGCCGCAAGCGCAAGTTCCTCAGATGGAAAGGCTTGATTTAGTAAGGTTAACGGATAAGAGATAGGTGGATTAAATTCTGCCTATCTTTGCTTATATATTAATAATATACGTATATGATTTATAAAATAGTTAAAGGTAATAGTTTTAAACTGCACATCTTGGTGCGGAAGATGGACGTGTCGAAAGAGTTCCAGCGACTCGTTGACTTCGATATGAATCTGGCTACCGACATCAGGGTTGAGTTGTCGGGCTTTTGCTGTGATGCAATTTCCGTTCCAGTACAAGTGGCAGGAATCCAAGGGAATGTACTGATATGCGACATTCCTTCTTCCCTTGATTGCGGTAATTACAACGTCAGGGTGTCATGGAAGTATGATGGTAGCGAAATGGTCAGCATTGAGCGCAATCTTCTGAGAATCGTTGAGCACAACTCGATGAGTAATGTTCCTATCGGTGTTACCGAAGGCGAGCATACTGGCTTATTCAATCTTCGCTACTACATCGTGACCAGCAATCAGTCAACTTGCCCAGTATCGTTCATCGTTGATAACGCTAAGTTCAGCTACACCATCAATGACGAAACTCAAATGGTGGAAAATCAGGAGAACTTCGTGATTAACGGTACTGTCAAAAACGGCAAGAAGTTGGAGGCTGAGTTCCTACCAATCGAAGGTTTTAGCATCGGTCAGGTAAAGATTATCATGGACGGCAAAGATGTTACGGACGAGTATTACAATAGTACTACTCATAGGGTATTCATTCCTGCCGTATCGGGTTATGTTACCATCACGGCAAGTGGAACTGTAAAGGCAAGCTATTATGGTGCATCAGCAGCCAAGAATATGGGCGAGTTGAACATGTCAGACCTCACAATGTACGAAGGTACGCTTGTCGGACAGACTCTAACCATCGCAACAACGGAAGAAAAACCATACATCTGGTTCGCAAGCCGACAGCCGCTTGTCTTTAGTCAATGTGGTTTTGAGGCTTCTTTGAATACTACCAAATTGGGAGACCTCTACTACTACTGGTCAGACGAACTGGTAGCTGGTGATGATAATGAATATCAAATTAAACTTAAAGAATAATATGGCAGAAAGTAAAAAGTACAACAGCATCCTTGTTAGCGGACGCAAAGACGAGACTCTGACATATTCGAGGTATATCAAGGACGAAGAGACTGGTAAATCCATCAAAGAGTCCCTTGATGGAAAGGTGAATACCACGGATAAGATAGAGATTGAGCAGATTGCTCAGGCTGTTTGGGATAAACTCAAAGATGAGTATCTCAGGAGAGATGGCAGCAATTTTATGCAAAGTGACCTGGGTTTAAATAACCATAATATCAAAGGCGTTAAGGAAATCAGAAACATCGATGCTCTTCCTATTGTTATAGCCTTTAATAAAGATGGCTATGATGTTAAGTTAGAAAAATGGGAAACAAGTGGAGGAGATGACGACCAATACCCTCGTTCTCTTGGTGGTTTTGATGGTGGATCATTTGAAGTTCCATTAGATATTACCGCAGTAGGCTTCAAAACCCACGACCGTTCAAAGCTTGGTCTCCTTAATAACAATGGAGGAGTAGCCAAGCCTTTGAATAGCGGTGAAATTCAGCAGTGTTTTTTAGTAGCATTTGGTTAATTCAAATAGTTATAAATATGAGTAACGAAACATATAACAGTTATCTTGACGCAGAGGGACTTGCATTGGTTCTTTCTGGTATCAGAGATAAGATAAACGCAGCAGCGGAAGGAATTACAAACACAAAAGGCAAAGCTAATGGTATTGCCTCGCTTGATGCTGGCGGTAATGTCCCTCTCTCTCAGTTGGGCAACCTTGACACTACCTTCTTTGAGGTTGTAACAGAACTCCCTACTGATATTCGCAATATCAAAAAGCATATCTATATCCTCAAGGGCAACAAGGATGGCGATAACAACAAATATGTAGAATACATCTACACAGGCGACCTGACAGATGCAGGTAACTTTGATGCAACAAAATGGGAGAAACTTGGTGACTTTGTTCCCACCTTCGACCTTCAAGAGTATGTCAAGAAGAAATGTGCTGTGGTTAAGTTGGAATTTTACGATCCAAGTTGGGATAGTGCATGGAATGGCGATGATGACGCACCATTTAAAACAGCTATCAGAATTGGGTTTGCCGATGGTTCACACAAATATCTTGATGTCCCTGAAGCCATGGCACCAATAGACGCATCACGTTCTAATTCCGAGTCAAGTGACGAAAGAGACAAACCTTTTCAAACTCCTGGTCGTGCTGGCTTTATGTCACCTTCCGACAAGGGCAAACTTGACAAGATAGACCTCAATGCCCTTACTGCATCCATCAACGCTGCTAATACCGCTGCCAATAACACAAATACCGCCATCAAAGCCGCAGAGACTGCCACTACTGGCGCAGAAAAGGTCAATGCTACACTCACAGAAGAAAATGTCTTTGAAGTAACTGACAGAACTGGAACAAAGAAATCATTAGATATGTCAGGTTTGATTTCTGCACAAAGTGATGTTGCACGCATACAGGAGAGCATGGGTGCTTACTCTGACAGACCTGATATTACTCTTGTGGCTAAAGAAACCAATAAGGCTATTAGTGCTGATGGTGTCAAGGTAACAAAGGCAGGTTGGGCTATTGCGGAGTTTACAGCAGAGAAGGGAAACATATACCTTTTCAAGCCTAATGAGGTAGATGGCGATGTCTGTATCTTTGCAGAAGAGATAACAAACATTGAGACACGTGGCATTGATTATACCTACACATACAATGCTGATGGAACTATAGAAACAGCAAAAGCAACTTATCTTGGAGCAACACATATCTATACTTTCAGCTATGCAGAAGATAAGAGCTATACCATTACAGATGAAGCAGGAGAAACAGTTGAAGCTCTGCCAATGACGTATGAGACTAAAGTGGGTTCATACTCTCCTTTGGTTCGCCTGAATGCTGATGCAGAACTCCCTATAGATGGATATTGTAGATATATGAGTCATTTCAAGGGAAACTCATCTATCAAGATAGTAGTATCATATAAAATTGATGCTGCCGATCTTGTTATGAAGGTAGTACGTGATGGTGTATTCGCTTCTATCTCAACTCAGCTCGGAAATCTCTCTCAAAAGGAAGACGAGACAAGAAAGAAGGTTGAGGAATATCATGGAAGTTATATGGAGTTGTTGTGTAAGACTGATACAATAGTGATCGTTGATGGTAAAGAAGTTACAATTCCTGCAAGAAAGAGAACCAAAGTTTATCCTAAGGTATCATATAAACCTAAGATAATAGCATTTGGAGCAAATAAGGAAACAATGCCTACAATCCTCTTGGCAGATGTCTCACATCTTGACACATCAAACTTTACTAGTATGGATAGTATGTTCAGAAACTGCTATTTGCTTACTGAGCTAGATGTGTCCCACTTTGACACCAGCAAGGTGACTAGTATGAGCTGTATGTTCAAAGGATGCTCATCATTAACTTCATTGAATGTATCTGGATTTGACACCAGCAAGGTGACTAACATGTCTGCGATGTTCAAAGGATGTTCTGTAAAAGATATAAACCTTAGAGCATGGAATGTTGAGAATGTGACTATCATGAATAATATGTTTGAAAGTGCTACCACTGAGGTGATAAATCTCACTGATTGGAATGCAGTAAAATGTACTAACATGATAAATATGTTTGTTTATTGTACTCATATTAAAACCATATATGGACTTAGTACTCTTGTAAAAGCGGCTTGTCAAAGAGCGCCTACATTTTATAGATTTCCAGCTATTGATTTAGACTTGAGTGGTTGGGACACCAGTGGGCTAAAATGGTTAGACATGGCTTTCTACATGTCTTCAATAGGTACTGTTGATTGCTCTGGTGATGGATGGAATAATGTAAATGTATCTAATTGGTATAGATTCTTGGAAGGCGCTAAACAATTTAAGCTTGGTAAGAACTTCTTCAATATGCCCTTAATTGATAGCATTACCATTATTTCATACGTTGCAAAAGAATATCTTGTTGAAGGAAGTTATGACAGAAAATCAAATGGATTGGTAGATTTGACATTAAACCTTAATCGTCAAATAAAAAACGAATTGACAGAATCTGACATTGCAACTATGACGGCAAAGGGATATGTCATTGCATAACTAAAAGATTAAGAATATGAATATAGAGGATATTAAGGGATTGGGACACATAAAGGTGTCCCATCTCAACAGTGGAGTTGTGAAGATAGCCACGGAAGATGGCTATTGGCTATTAAGTGGACATACATTCTCAAAGGAATTGTATGCAAGAGTTGATTCTACCTTTCTTGACTACACAATAGTTACAAGTGAGGAGAAGAACAAGGCTGAAAATAGTAGTAAGTATGAAGGTAAAACCTTGGAAGAGGCTAAGGAAACCTGTTTGAATGAGATTGAAGAATATGATGTTTCCCCATCAGTAAACGGCTTTTATCTCAATGACACTCTTATTCCTTGGAGTAGTGATGATGGTAGCACTCTTAATAAAGATGTTAGGATGGGTCTGCGTCAGAATATCAAGGACAAGATCAGTCTTGGAGAGGAGAACATTGATATGTGGCTAGACGGCATGAAGATTACTCTTCCTTGTGAGAAAGCAGACGCATTCATGTGTAACTTGGAAAACTATGCCTATGAATGCTTCAATGTCACTGCTGCGCACAAAAAGGCAGTGGAAGATATGGTATCTGTGGAAGAGGTGGAGGCATTCGATGTTACTGCCGACTATCCAAAGCAACTTGAAATGAAGTTATAGAACGATTAAAAAAGTAAAAGATTATGTGGTTATTATCATTGATTTCTTTTCTCCTTCTTGGGGGATTTCTCTTGTTATCGGCGATGAGGTTTGGCGTTCCTGCGATGGTGAGCGATGTGTATTATCAGCTACAAAACTGCACAGGTAGCGAGGTGATAGGCGATAAGCGCAAGCGAAACTACGGCTGGGTGTTCACAGCCGTTATGGTGACGTGCGCAGTACTGATGCTCATTCCCTTGCTCGACACAGGTAAGGGTGTTCAATGCCTCGCCTTTATAGGCTGTGGAGGACTGATGTTCGTTGGTGCAGCACCCAACTATCTTGATGCTGACGCCTACCCTATTCATAAGATAGGCGCACTTGTGGCTGCGGCAGGGTGTGTAGGCTGGTGCTTGTCGGTATGCTGGGTGCCTACAGCGATTCTTGCATTTATCTATCTGTTGCTTGTGGGCTATTCGGACGATGATGGCGAGTGCAATCCTGTCTGGTATATGGCAGAGGTAGCAGGATTTCTTGACGTGTATATTACTTATTGGATATGTGCGTTATGAAGAATGTGTTAAAATTAAACAAGCGAGACTGGATTGGCCTTGCTTGTTGGCTACTTGTTAGTATATTGATAGGTCTGCTTGCCTTACCTGTAATGATAGGCAGAGAGGTATACCAATACAAACACTATCACTTAGCAAAGTTTGAGTGGGAAGATATTATCAGATACTCTTTTGTGATAATAGTAGGTTCTGTTATTCATATTTTGTTGTGGCAACAATAATAGCAAATCGCTTTACAGATAAAAAGATAGGTAGATTAAATTTTACCTATCTTTTTTATTGTTGCACTGCCTGGAAGAACTGCTCGCAAAGACCGCCCATGATATAGCATGGTTCTTCGCTCATCATATCTATTCCATCCTGCTCGCAGATATGCACTACCACATGAAGAAGCTCATGCCCGATGGTATTGATGATACTGCCATCAGATTTACATTCTCCTATGGCAAGCACACTCCTTCTTTCTGATAGGTTGGAATAGGTAAGTCCCCTATCTCCACTCGATAAAGACAGATGCTCGTATGCCTCTGATAGCGGATTTCCGTTGCAGCCTATATCAGAAAGAGCATGGCATATCTCATCGGCATCAGGTGACTGATAACCTATGAAACATACTATGCTCCATTCGTACTTCGGAAGTTGTATTATTCTCCTGATCATAGCACATCTTCCCAAGGGATAGGCACACCATTGTGGCAGCAGTCGGCATAGAATCTGTTGAAGATAAAACCGTCCTTCTGGTCCGCATCATCCATCATGTCCTTGATAAACTGGGCCAACTGCTCCTCATCCTTGATGGAAGACTTATAAAAGTCTGCCCTCGCCATATTCGCCACATATACATGGTCGTAGCCAGCCTTATTCTTCACCTCTATACCCTGACCAAGCAGCAAGGCATCCACCTTCTCCTTATCCCAAAACGATACTCTTACATCACGCTTGGAGGAAGGGTCATACTTATACATCTGACCTACCGCCCATTCGCACATCTTCTTGCTGAAATGATAGCCATTGTATCTAAGATAGGCAACCATTCCCTCAGGCTTAATGTCATACATATCCAATGGCATTCTGCATTTTCCCATATTGCTGAATATTAAAGGGAGTCTGGTCCCGACATAAATGTCGCTACCAAAACTCCCAAGTTAAACATTAGCGACCGCCACCATTGTAGCCGCCACCACCTCTTTCACCATAGCGGTTCGGGTAGTTCCAATCATCGTTCACGTTGTTGAATCTACGTCTGTTCTCACGCTCTTCACGTTCCTCACGCTCCCTTCTCCAATCGTCACGATAATCAGGCATACGTTCACCCATACGCTCCTGCTTCATCTTTTTCAGACAAGACATAGCCTTGCTGCCAAAGCCAAGCATAGACTCGATGTTGTCATACAAATCATCGAACTTATCTTCTGTAATCTCAATCATTACCATAGCTATAAGATATTAAAGTGAATAGATAGGTAGGAGATTACTTGCTCATGGTCTGCTGAAGCCATCCCATCATCTTATCAATCTTGCCCTCAATGCCTGAAACCTTACCTTCCAGTTTGTTTATTTTCTCGGTCTGTTCCTTCTCCTTGGCTATCTGGGGGTTGAGCTGCTGTAGCATTCCCTCACAAGATTCTACTACCCTCTTGTTGTAATCTACGCTCTCCAGTATCGCCTTGGATTGCCTCAGCATGGCATCCACCTCTGCGCTCATGGCTTCCTTGTTGTCGCTAACCACAAGGTTCTTGTCGTTGGCTATCTGTCCGTTTGCTGGCAGTTGCTTGAAATCCACTTCCTCGTCACCCAGCTTCACCTTCACATCAACCACAGTTTCCATAGGTTGAGGAGTAAAGCCGTTGTTAAAGGTAGGGTATTTCGTCTGAGGGTTGCTTACCGAAACCACCTGACCGATTCGCAAATTCGGGTTTTCACCCTTGTCGAGGACATAAAATAAGGAATTTGTTCGTAGTCCTTGAAACATAATGTAATCTCCTATTATCTATTCTTGTTAAACAATACCCGTCATCATCTGTAGGGTGTTAGTATCTCTCTCAAACCAGAGCTGAACCACTCCAGTCCCAGGCACGTCTGCAACCGTCAATGGTTCACCATTGAATTTGGTTACTGCCTGTGTTGATCCGTTGGTCTCGAAAAGGATAGGCAGCGTACCAGTCGTTCCTGTCGGAATAGCCTGCATCAGGTTCACGAAAATCGTTCCTCTGTAGCTGGTATTCACGAAGGCGTGGTTTTTAAAGGTGAACACCACATCGGCAGTATTCACCTTCACGCCAGTAGAAGCGATAGCTGCCGAACCATTACGATTCACCCATGTGTAAGGTCTTAACCATAACATAGCAGCCTCCTTTCCTTTTAACCCCAGAATCCTGCATTGTTGGCAGCATTCAGCCCATACAAGCCAGCCTGATAAGCCACGCAGTTAGGAATGGCCTGGAATGGCTGATATGGTACAGTCACCGTATTGGGCTGGGCGCATTTGATTGCATTGACTTCGCTCTGCAAACCAGCCAAAGCAGCATTTACAGGCGCAAGTGATTGACCGATAATCTGAGAGGTCATAGCAGAAGACTTGAAGGTGCTGTTCTCCTCACGCAGAGAGTCAATCTTGTTCTGCATCTCACGCATCTCGGCTTGCTTCTGACCATCGACGATAGTCTGGGTGCTTTCCTTGATAGCGTTGTGCAAGTCACAAGTCTGCTGCTGAGTAGCATAAGCGAGAGAGGAAGCTGTACGCTCCTGACCTACAGCCACGTTGTTGATGGCATTCTGCAAGGTTCCAGTCTGCTGACAGATAGCCAGGCGGTTCTCGCAGCAGCAGTTGGCAATCTGTTGAGCAATCTGCATATTACCCTGTTGCAAAGCGTTGATGGTCTGCATACCGCTCATACCAACCTGATTGCCTACATTCTGAACCTGAGAAGTCAAAGCGGAGATGGCACTCTGAATCTGACCTTCGGTACAGTTCAACTGGGTAGCCAAATTGCTGAGTGCATTGCGGTTGCCACCGATGGCATCCATCAAGAGACCACGACCATAGTCATTGTTAATCTCGTTGGCGAGACCGCCACGACCATTGCCGAAACCTCCCCAGCCGTTACCTCCAAATCCCATAAGGAAGAGGAAAATTACCCAGATAAACCAACCGCCTTCGCCACCGAAACCATTGTTACCCTTCATGGCAAGAAGGACATTTGGGTCAACACCCTGCTTCTGGAGCAAAGGTGCGAGAAGACCAAGCATTCCATTGTTAGATGTTGAGCCTTCGTTTCCGAATACATACGTTTTACTTTCCATATTATCCTGAAATCTTTTGTTAAACATAAAATGATACTCACTCTGTAACGTTACGGACACAAAGATACGAATAATATGGATAGGTGTTGATAAACTCGTAAAAGGTTGTTTAAGTATTTGAATAGTAGCGATTTGCGATTACGGAAAAGGTCGTAAGAGTATAGGAGAGGCTAAACAGTCCCTCCTCTATTTGGTTTAGTTGTTCTTAGATATTGATGCCGTACTTCTTTGCTTGCTTACGGAAGAAAGCCTTCTTGTTGGCAAAGAATCGGATAAGAGATTTGTTCCACTTCTTTTCGTGCCCGAACTGGTCGTGGATGCCTTCGGGTATCTTTCCATCGTGAACATACTTCTCAAATGACGAGATAGATTTGCCCATCTCATGAGCGCACCAACCCTTATTGGCTTGCGTGTCATTCATCATGGCAGTAAGGAGTGCTACCAACTCCAAGTCTCCTTCCGACAGTCCGCAAGGTATGGGTTTCCCTTCTTCTTGCGCCACTGCCGACTCATGTGCCTTATCAGCAAGAGTGCGAAGTCCTGCCTCTATGATTCTGTAATTTACCAATTGCGACATAAGCATATAGAATTAAAATGAGTGTAATAAGGAACATATCACAGCAATACATCTTGTTTGTGATAACAATAGATCCGAACATGACATGTATCACGTTAACTCCTGCTATATACAGGATAGGTATTCGCCATTCTACACACAATCTGTGTAACACTTGCCCTTTCCAAAGCGAAATCGGATAAAGAATGTAAGTGATAAAGTAAAAGAACCAGACAGGTTCCTCGTTCTCTTCATACCAAAGGGTAATCTCCATCTTGTTGTCATAGAATTGAGATACACCATACCATCGGATAAGCATGACCAAGATTGGTGCATACTTAAAGTAAAGTAAATCTGTTTTTATTTTTCTGCGATCATGGATGAGTTTAACTATCTCTCCCGCCAATTCTCTGACCCGTCGGTCTTCGTCTTCTTCTTGATTCATAAGCATTTTTGTTTATAGGATTGAAAAAACTTGATTGTATTGTTTTTAGATTTGGCAAATCTAAATAAAAACTACGAAATATTTCTTTTAATGTAATATTTTAATTATTAAACTTTTCAAATACTTACAGATTGAAGATTTTATTCAAATTAAAGGAACAAAAAGTTTCAGAATGAAAGCAAATATCCCCCGAAAGCATAACACTTCCAGGGGATAATCATATTTACTTTTTCTTCGTCTTCTGGTTAGCCACAACTACCTTGTTGGCTTTCTCCAGTACAGCAAGAACTTTCTTTCTCAGTTCACGAATCTGTTTCATGTCCTCAGCGTTATAGGCATCCTTGCCATCTTCCAAGAAGCCCTTCTTCAACTCGGAAATCTCCTGCTTGTCAAGGGAAATCTCGTCAATGGCATCAATGGCAGCCTTGTTGGTGTTGTAGTAACCATCGCTTTGACCAGGAGCCGTGTCAACCAAGAGGTCGTAGGAAGTCTTGAATCCGTTCAGCTTGGTGTAGAGTTGTTTCAGCTTCAAGTCCTCGAAATCATCCTTCGGAGTAGCGTGAGCCTTGTATATATCCTCGGCATTCAGCTTGTGAGGTCTGTACTCTTCCCCACTCTCCTCGACACGTTCCTTCTTCTTGTCTTCCTCATACTTCTTCACCTTCACATCTTCCTGCTTATACTGCTTATACTCCTCAGAGCCGTAGAACCGCTCCAGCATAGAGTAATCGCCATCCACCTTAGCTTGCTTCTTCAACTTGCTCAGGGTATTGGCAGCTCGGTCGTGATTCTCCTTCATATTCCAGAACTCATCACCCTGCTTCTTGGTGACTGGTCTATCATCTGGGTTGCTCACGAACTTGCTTACCAATGGTATGTCCGCCATCTTGATTTCCTTCGGGTCGTTGAGTGACTTGGTAAGCAAACCGAGCACCTGACTGCCCATGGTGTATGCACCACCGAGATAAGAAGACAAGACGTGATCAACCACCGCTGGGTTATTCAGATTGTATCTTGGGTCTCCAAAAGCATCTATGGCATTCTGCTGTACATCAGGATAGTCATTTCCGATTGAGTTAACCATCTTCGATACACGCACCAGCCAATCAGGAGTGCCCACGTATGCCTTGGTAAAGTTCGGGTCATACTTGTTGTACTCTGTCTCCTTGAATAATGGCTTGCCAGTGAAATCAACATTGAAAGCCAACTCGAAGACAGGACGGATAGGGTTCGGCATCAGGCTGACTGCTATGTTGCCATCATATCCAGTTGGATCAAGCGGAAGCATATCCACTACCTGACCGAGCAAGTCTTCTGCATACTGACTCCAACTCTCCTCAGCCAACTCGCCACCCATCATCTTGGATGCAATCATATCGCCTACTCCATAGAAGGCACGGAACTCCTGAGCAAGAGGAATCTTTATATACTCATGAGTGAAAGGAACCCACATGATAAGGTTATTTCGTCTGTCCCACTTAGTGAACTGCCAGTACTTGTCCTTATCATCATCACCGCCCAACAGACTCATCAGGGCAGCGTTAACGATAGGAACCAGCACACCACTCGCCAACCATGATGCAGTTACAGCCGTAAACTTGAAAGGATGATGCTTGACAAGCGCACCCAAGGTCTGCAAACTCTGTACTGCTGGGTTGATGAAGAGGTAGAGGTTTCTAATCATCTGCCAGCCGTACTCGCCAGTTCCCTTGCGGTTGAAGTTCAAGGTCACGTCCTTGGCATCATTCACCGCCTCGTCAATGGAGCGGCCATACTGAATAGAGGTCATATAGATAGCAAATCGGTTACTATCCTCAATTGCTCTGTTCAGGAACTCGATACCATCCATGATGGTATGTCCTACCTTAACTGGGTTCGCCTTCCATCTGTTCAAATCCTTCAAGTCATTCTTGAACTTCTTCTTCAAGTCATCCACGTCAAGCGAAGAGACAAAGCCTGTTTCGCCACCATTCATCAGGAAGTCATAAAACATCTGTTCCTTTGGTGTAGCATTTCCGTTGTTTACCTTTTCTCTCAACTTGCCGTTCTTATAGTCTCTCAGCATAAAACCAAGATTCCAAGAGGTAGTCAAATTCTTTCTGAGCAGATAGTTGTATCTGCCATCCTCACGAATAGCGGTAGATGCCAACGTCATGGTCAGGTCTCGAAAGTAGTTGGAAGGGATGAAGAGAGGTGAAAGACTGGTATAGGCAGCAGCCATCTTTCTACCCAACCAAGCAGCAGCCCTATCCAGTTTTCCACTCTGAATCTCTCTTACTCGGTGTGCTCTTGTATTGTTCATCGCCTGGGCCAACTGAGGGTCACCATTCACATAGATAACGTACTCCTCGCCATCCTTCATCACTCTTACTTCGTGTTCTCTCTCCTCGCTGTGAGTCTGAGGATAGGCTATGTTCAGTCCGTCTCGCTTCTGGGTAGCATCGCCAGTCTGCTCCATCTGTTCCATCTTCTGCTCGAAAGCATCAATGGCAGCCTTCACCTGATTACTATTCATCTGAGAAGTAATCTGAGGTGTAGCAGGAGTCCACTCCTCGTTGCCGTTGGCATCCGTACTCTTCACGTACCAAGCCTTGCTCAGGGTCAGAAGTGAGGTAGGATGATTCTGAGCCAAGAGCATCAGGTGTTGCTTCACCCAGTTCTTGTTGTTCAGCAGGATTCCACTCTCTGCCATGTTCTCGATGTAGGCGATAGGGTCGTCAGCGATAGAAGTACGTCCGTTTGCCGTTTTCAAGGTTTGATTGAACGCACCCTTGCCACCACCAATATAGTCCCATACTTGGTCGGCAGTAGTGCCATCCCAGCCACGGAGAGGAATATAATGGCTATACATATCTCGCACATACTGATAAGTATCTTCGCTCATCATGCCAGCCTTGTAGCCATCACGAAGAATCTTCTTGGTTGCTGCATTCGTAGCGTCCCAAAGTTCTTTTGTCTCAACGATATGCTTGCCTTCAATATCCCTTACCAGTTTGTAGGCAGCTTCCTCAAAGTCTGAACCATCGAAGAGAGCCGACAGACCAGAATAGTCGAAAGCAATACCCATTTTATCATAACGATAGTTCATGTAAGACGGAGAGTATTTCATTTTGATTGCGTTGTCTTCTCGCACCCAAGTGGCATAATCTATGAGACCAAGTTCAAAGCCGCTATCATTACCCATCCGACTAATGTCTCCCTTGTAAGCCTTGTATGCCGCACTTCTCTGTGCCACGTCCTCATAGTCAGCTTCCAGTGACTTCTTAAAAGCCATCTGGGCATTACGCTCCAAACCGTGCTTAGCCATCATATATAGGCGCACATTGTCATAGCTGTCACCCAGCACCTTCTTCATCTGATGATAAGCCTTTCTGAGTGGCTGCAAGAACTCATTGTTGTACTCCTCAAACTCGTTCTTTCCCTTACCATGACTTCTGTTCTCGGCAGTATAGGCATCCTCTGCCATGTTCAGGCGGTCAACACCCACTTCCTTCATGATAGCTTCCTGAGCCTTACGAATAGCCAGCATACTGTCTTGGAAGGCAATGCGCTTGAGTACAGAGCCACGCTGTAACTCTCGGTTGAACTCTCCAAGGGCAGTATCATCACTCAGAAGATGCTGCTCGTAGGTTGGAGCGGTCTTCCACAGAGCCATCTGTTTGCGGTACTCGTCCACTCTCTTCAGGAAGTCAACGGCACTCTCACCAGCGTTGCGTTGTGGGATGGTTGGCCGCTTGGCATCCTTTGGCAGATTATTATCCTTCTTCCACTGGTTCAGGTCATGCTCAAACTGGTCATAGCGCAAGGAGAACTTGGTATTACCATCATCAGGAGTTGTTGGGCGCAAGGTGTTCTGCAAAAGAGGAGCAATAACATGTTCAGTCAACTGTGTAGGTATTCCATTGCCGATGATGGTATGGCTCAGATTTTCAGAGAATGGCATCTTGTAATCATCGCTCACTCCTGATACTCTTGCGAGCACTCTACCAATGGCACGATATACCTTGCCGTCAGGCATCACAATCACGTCACCACTCTTCGTTCTGAGTGTTGGCAGGAGTTCATCAGCAAAGGCATGAGGAATCTTTCCGTCAGCATAGGCACTACCCATCACATATAATGGCTTGTCAATGTTTCTCCAGTCAATGCCATCAGCCTTCAAGCGAATATCCATCCAAGAAGCCACACCATTCTTCTTCTCGGTCAAGGTTGGGATAATATCCTCTACCGCTTCATACCATCCGCTCTTGTGTGCCATCTTCTTTGGCTTGTCAGGAAGTTTACCATCACGAACCGCACGGACAATCAATCTCTCTCGGTTGGTGTAGCCGCCATAGTCAGCAGCGTTATACACATCTGCATCCCAAGTATAGCCGTTTGCATCCAGCGCATCCGTGATAGTCTTCATCGCTTCTGAATCCTTATATCCCTTCACGTTTTCAATGGTCACCACCTTTGGCTTTATAGCGTTGATGAACTCGGCAGTACTTGCAGCAGTCTCCTTGTCAAGTTCCACCTCTGCATGGTTGCTCTTCGCCTGAGAGTAGTTCTTGCAGACTGGACTGGCATGGAAGTACTCTACCTCGCCATCAATGTGCTTTACCAACTCCTTAGGGTCAACATCACGAACATCAGCAGTAACGATATGCTGCCCGAAGTTATTGCGATATACACCGCTTATCTTCTCGTCATACTCCACTGCCACAACTGGGTCGATGATGCCCTTCAAGCCTTCCTCAACAAGACCACCACCGCTAAAGTAGGTTCCAGCCTTAATGAGAGTGCCATCAAGGTTCTTCAACGAGAACTTGGGGTCACGCTCAATAGCTTCTGCAATATGTATAGCCTTCTTGTTGGCTTGTTTCCACCCCTCTGGTTTCTCCATCATTGATTTCAGAGAGAAACGAATATTGTCGCTACTATTGATAGCTTCATTGAAGGCACGACTGCGGTCACCTTCCTTCTCCTTATCATATTCGTAAATCTGCACACCAACATTCTGCAAAGCCTGCTTTACCTCGTTGCTAACCGTTGTTGGAACCACAGCGGAAGAGAACTCATCAAAGCCAACAGGACGTTCAAACTTGGTTTCGAAGTACATGGCAGGATATTCCTCCTTGATAGCCTTAACCATTTCCTTCAAACGTTTCGTGTCCTCATCTGAGAAGTCCACATTGTACTCCTTCTTCAAATAGGCTTGTGGATCACTTGTCTTTGCCGCCTCAGAGAGCCTTGCCAAACCATAATCATCAAAAGTTCCAGTTGCATCAGGCTGGCACTTCATGCCAAGTTCAAAGAATACATTCGACCACTTTTCTTTGAACTTGTCTAAATCCTCATGATCAGAAGTCAACAAGCCTTTCTTGGAGCGAATATCCTTCAATGTTCCATAAGAAGGCATCAAACTTGCAGCAAAGTTTTGGAAAGATACCGATATTCCAGTTGCACCATTTCTTCCTTGTTTCTTCATTATCTTGGAAACATTCTCCAAGGTGTTTGGTACATATCTACGATTGCCTCTTGGAGTGAAGCCATCAAAGATTACCTCCTTAATACCATACTCCTTTTCTTTACCTTCCAGCCAAGTATCGAACTCATCCGTCAGGTTATTGGTCTTAATGTAATCTTCAACATCATTAAGCGTGACATTCATGTCAACACCAGTCTTGCGATGGTCATACGCTACATCACGGACGAAAGTCTGCACACTCTTATAGTTGAAACCATATTCATCGTACAGTTCAACATTATCCTTGGCAATGGTATATCTCATTCCACCCTTATCACCAGCATCAACGATAGACTTGTTTCTTTCCAGCCAAGCCTTTGTCTTCTCCTCATACAAATCCTTATCGCCATCAAACTTGGCATCAATGTACATATCCAAGACCTTCTGGGCATCAGCCTTGCCGATACCATAGATATTGAAGTCTCCAGCAGTAATAGACTTCAACTCGTTATATACTTCTTCACTAAACTTATGCTGAATCTTCTTCGGCTCGGGTGCCACACCCTTTTCGTGAAGGAACATATAGGCCATAGCAGAGTTTGCTTCTCCACCATCCAGCCATCGGTCAAGTCCTCTTCTTACCTCTCTATACATATCGCCAGGGACAGAACTAACATCCTTAGAAGCTTTTTCTGCCCCCTTATTGCTCATCTGTCTCTCTACTTGCGGATAGGTAGGCGTCCAAGCATCGCCCTGCCAAGTGCCAGCGTTCTTTCCAGTTCTCTTAGCCACCTTTTCAGAAGGCAATATCAGGGAAATGTCACCATAGTCCTCATGGTTCTGCTTACTGGAATCAATAACTGCCACAGACGGATTGGCAAGACCACCATTCTTGATAGCCTTCAATAGCTTCTCCTCAGTAATGTTGTGAACTCCTGCAAGAGTCTTCTCATCCTTCAAAGAGTAACGAGGTTCTGCCACAGAACTCACCTGTCTGTCTAAACCTTTGATATTATCTTTGTTTGTCGCTGCATCAGGAGCATCGAACTCGTCAGGTACATTGCCCTTTACTTCATTCACTTGGTCAGCAAACGGACGATCAAGGTCAAAGAGTTTGTAATTACCCCAAGCCTTCTTGCGCACATCATTCAATTCATTGTGAACTGCCCTGTTATAGAATCGTCTCCAGTTGTCTGCCAAAACCTTCTTTTCATAATACTCAGGTATCTTTGATGGTTTGCTCATATCCACAATGGCATACTGAGCATACTTGTTAGGACGGAGTTCGGAAGCGTATTTATAAGCATTCTCGGCCGCCTTTCTCTGTTCCTCATTCTTGATAGAGAACTTCAATGAAGGATGGTTCAAAAACTCCTCGAAAGTCTTTGGCTCCTCATTATTAACAGACTGCGCCTGAGAGAACTTTACCTTTGAGTATTCAGCAAACGGCTTTAACTTACGATTGCTCGTATCAAGCCACTTATCGAACTCAGTCTTACTTGCTCCAGTAATATTGCCAAGACCCTGCCACCCCTTGCTATAGTTGGCGAGATAAGCCTTTTCTGCATCATCCATAGAGTCATAGCCATACATCACCTTATGCTCGTCAAACGAACCATCAGGATTCACTTGGTCAACGACAAACACATCACCATTCCAATTATCAAGGTCTGCCTTGTCATTGATGAACATATCCAGATGATCGCCATCCTTACCAAACTTACCACGGATATAGCCATAGGTATCGTGCATGGTTACTTTCCATTCTTTACCATTAGCATCCTTGCCTGAGCGAGTTGAACCCTTTGGATTTTCTATAGTGTAATCGTAGCCACCGAACTTGATGTGTCCCTTCTTATAGTTGCCACTCTCCTTCTGCGCATCAGATGGATTGGTTTCTGTTTCCTCAATAGCAGCCTTCAAACGGAGAGAGAACTTGGTATGCTGAGTAATTTTCATATCCTCAGGCTTGAAAATAACATAGTTGGTATCGCCTTCCTCTGCGCCACCTTGGATAGTACCAGCAGGATATTTAATGCCAGTAAAACCAAGAGAAGAGAGGAACTTGCTTACTTCCTTTGGCTCGCAACGCATCATCATTGGAAGAACTGCTGCATATACATCTTTAAAAGGCAAATCCAGTTTGAAACCTCTATTTTCCCAAGATGAAACATCAACACCATTCTTAGCCAAAGCATCACGAATAGCATTTATCTGTTCCTCATTCAAAGGATTTTCCCAATCCAGATAGTTGCTGCCATTGTCATCAGGAATATCCACTTCATAGAGATTTTTGGCACGACCTTGCTTTATGTACTCCTCTTTATACTGCTCCTCAGTCAAAGCACGAAGCACTTCAAGTTCCTTTTTATATCTCTCTATACTCTTCTCTAAGAACTTCTTACTCTTTTCGTCAAGTTCATTCGAGTTTTTGAGCATATCACTATAGCTGGCAATAGAGTTTTCGGCATTCTCAATAGCCTGTGCCTTTTTCTGCTTAAACGTTTTTGCTCGCTCATTGTATATTTCCTGCCCTAAGATAGAACCAACAGCAGCTTCAATAGGTGTATCTTCCGAAGACGCATGTCTATGTCTATCTTCGGCACTCATCTGACCAATCTTAGCATAGCTCTTACCAATCTTCTTTGATGAAGTAACATAGCCACCCCAACCGAATACTTGGGAGCCAGCACCCTCGCCCATGTGGTCGAAGTCAAACTCTGTGAAGTCAGCACCGCTGCCATGATATACCTTCAACGAGAACTTGGGAGCATCGGCTATCTCCTGGTTGATGCTGTTCACAACATCATCAGTAACAATATCGCCCTCCTGAATCTGCTGAGGTTCACGACCAGCATTCTTCACAAGTTCCGCTTGCTCTGCTCTGGTTAAGATACGGTTCACCTTCATCGCACCAGTAATCACCCAAGGGTCAGTCTCAGGGTTCGGGTTGGTACGATACATATAATAGCCATCAGTAGGCAGATGTTTCAAGCCAGCCAATGAATGCTGATACTTGCCCGATGGGTTGATACCCTCTTGGCGAGCTTCCTCCTGATAATCTACATCAGCAGCATACTCCACCTCAGCGAAGACGAAGTTCTTAGGGAAGAGAGTCTTGTTTCCCTCAGCATCCTTGCGGTTGAACTGAATAGCGTAAGGCACTACACCAAGATGCCAGCCTGGTCTATAGGCTAACTTACCGCTACCACCTTGTGTTCCCCTGCCGCCCTGCTTAACCTGAGGTCTGCCAGTCTTGCTTTCTCCTGCTATAGGAGCCGCATCAGCATCGAGCCATACACCTACTGGAGTAGCAGCACCATCAGGGTTCGCTACCATAGGCGGATATAGTTTTCCATCCTTCAATACGAATACCTTATATCCAACACCCTTCTTCTTAGGTTCAGGCTTTTGACGGAGAGAGAAGGAAACATCTTCTCCAGTCTCAGAGTTCTCCACCCGACCCTTTGCAGTCATCACGTAAGCCTGTTCAATAGAGCGGATGATATTCTTGGTTACATCGCTATACTCAGTGCCATAGAATGCCAACTTAATCTTCTGTAATATCTCATGGATAGCAGCGAGCAGAGGATGAGACATCTTCATAGCGAGAGTATGAGCCAAGTTGAGGTCACGAATCATTTCACCTACTGCATCAGCAACAACCTCCTCAGCATAGTAATCTCTATCACGTCCAGAGAATCCTGCATCAGAATATCTCTTCTTTGTCTCATCTACCGCCTTGTCGAAGGCATCAGAACCATAGGTATCAAGTACAAGCTGAGTCAACTCATTGTATGCAGCAGGGTTCAGGTTCTTGATTTGGTGAGTCATTTCGTGACCGAAGATAAACTGGGCACCTTCCGTGATAGATGAGTCAAGAGTGATAAAGATGGTACGATGCACGTTGCCATCTGCATCCGTAGTCTCCTGAATCCAGCCGTTGCCCAACTTATCAGAGTACTGCCACTGAATGTTGGCACCCATCATCTTAGCTAACCTATCGAAAGCCTTGCGAGTCTTCTGCCCCACGATGTTGTCAACGACCTTCATATCATCCACCTTGTTCTTCTCTACGTCAGCAGCACGCTCAGATGTTGTCTGTTGTTGGCCGTTATCCTTAGCAGAGAAAGGTAGGTCTTCCTCAGGTCTCTGCTCACCGAACACCTTATTCTGCTTCTCTACCTTCTTGTCTACAAACTCCTTGAACTCTCTCGCTGTATCTCCATCATAGAACATAGCACCTTCTGTTAGTTCGCTATTCATATCAGCAGAGTGTTTAAAGTCACGACCTACATTAAATTCCTCTTGCAGTTTCAATAATTGCTCACCTTGTACGTTGTCAGGGAAATAGAATACCTGATTAATATCCTCGCCAACATCAGGAACCAACGTACTGACACCGAAGCCATCCTTACACATCACGTACAAATCAGCGTAGCTATTCGACTTAGATGTAGGGTCTATCTCTAAGCCTTGTTCCTTTGCCCAGTTAGCAAGTTCTATGACATTCTGATTGATAGGTTCGCCTTCCTTGTCAACAGCAGGAAAACCTAATTTCTCGCCCTCTTCCATAGCTTTTTGTTGTTCATGGGAAAGTTCAGGAGTATTTCTGTTCTCATTCGTCTTCTCCTCCTCTGCTTTCTTCTCCAGCTCAGCCTTTTTCTTTTCTTCCTCCTCCTTAGACTTCTGAGCTTCGGCCGCATCTTCTTCCTGTCTCAGTTGCTCCTCCAGCGCACTCTCTGCAAGTTCGATACGCTGATTCAGGATATAATCTCTCGCCTGGAATGCGGTCTGACCGCTTGTAATAAGACCGATCAAGGCGTTTCTTATCTCCTGCGTGTCCGCACTCTCCAAGTTGGATGGCCTATTCTCCCAAAGTCTGTGTACTTTGGCATCAATAGTCATACCCTTGCCTTCGGCAGCGAGCCATCCTAACTTGGCGAAGTCAGAACGAGACAAACCTGTCTCCTGCTGTACTCCCTTCGAATTATCGTTGCCTTCATAATTCAAGCTATACGGACCGACATTTTCAGCAACATACTCATAGACAGTATTAGGAGTATCATCGAAAACATCAATTCCTGTAGCATCATACAGACGATGTAGCAACTTGCCAACCGTCTCATTCCACAAGTCACCAGTCCGCTCACTCCATTCTTCGCTGTTCTTCAATCGAGTGAACTTTCTTCTTGCCTTCTCAATGAGACTCTTTCTGCCCTCAGGAGTATTCTCTTCCTTAGCAAGTTGTCGCTCGTTATAAGCATCACGGATAGCGATAGCAGAGTCGTAAGCCGCCTGAGCATCAGCAATAGCCTTCTCTTTAGCAGCCTTGGCAGCCTTCTGTTCTACAAAAGTCTTACCCTTCACGGTCATATTGTTGGCCTTGTCGAGTGCCTTCTTTGCTTCAGACACATATCCAGACACGATACCATCTGCATCCTCATCAAACTGGGTGTCATACAACTCGGCAGTCTGTGCGGCACTCAGCTTCGAGAAGTCTGGATTGCCATCCTCCAACATAGGTACGATAGTTCCATCTTCAAGGGTAATAGCAGGAGTCTGTTCTGTCTGTTCAGATGGAGCAGTAGTATTTTCTCCACCCTGCACAGCACCATCAACAGAGTATGTTCCGTCACCATTGATTGTCACATTATCAGGAACTGGTGGGAGTTCATCATTCACCTCTATTCCACCTCTATCGCCCTCTATCTCTCCACTATTATCCTCTATCATTGAGGAGGTAGGCATAGCTTGCTTATACTCATCGAGTGTCATAGTAGAGATTGTGGCCACATCTTCTTTGTTCACTGCATGAGGAACGAGAGTACCATCACTCTTCAACTCTACTACCTTAGCTTTCGCACCAGCATCACGAATGAGGAACAATTTAGAGCCAGGATATTTAGTATTGCCATCCTTGCCGAGTACATCAACAAGCACCACGTTACCATTATCATTGAGAATCTGATTGAAGTCAAATGAAGGTTGACTATCTTCCGTCTGTTCTGTCTCCTGAGTCTGCTGTCCTGCACGCTCCTTCTCCATCTGTTCTCGCTCAATCTTGGCAGCTTCCAGTCTCTTTTGGTCTTCCAAGTCTTTCATCTTCTGCAAGTCTTCAAAAGAGTATGGTATCTGTACATTTTCGCCCTTAACAAGTTCTGTAGGCACATTTCCATCAATAGTGATCATAGCCGTACCATCACCATTGTCGGCCAACACCTCGTAGGTATGTTCTGTTCCGTCCGCATCGGTAACAGAAAACTGGGAGCCAACCTCTACAGTTCCGTCAATGATACCAGCCACTTCCTTGATGGCATTCTCTTTCGCATCAGCTACGGCCTGAGCCTTCACTTCATCAGCAGGAAGTTCTTCTCCCAGTTCAGCGAACATCAACGCATCTGCATGTTCTACACTATTCGTTGTCGGGTCAAAGTAGAGAATCATATCATCGCTGTTGCTTACATCAATGGAGCCATCTTCATGAGTGGCAATATTACCACTGATAATATACACACCATAGTCTTCCGCACCACCCGACGCTTTGATGGTAGCGTTACGGACGGAGCCACGACTTTGGTCTGTGTACATATTCACCCTCTGTTCTGCCTGATGAGCAGCGAGATCAACCTTGTCTTGTGCATCATCAACCACACCCTGATAGCGAGCAGTAGATAACTGATAGTCATAGATAGCTTGGTCAAGTTTATCGTCCTGCCCTGTCAGGGATTCAAGTTCCTCGTCACTCATGCCAGATAGCTGTTGCTCAGAGATACTCAATGCTGCTGCAAGAGTTTTCGCCTGGTCTTCATGCTGAATCTGAATATCATGCTTGTCTGCATCATCAGCATTGTGGCCTTCTGTATAAGCGTCATCAAGGTCGTTAGATAATGTTGGAGCGGTTTCTCCTTCTTCAACCTTGTCTTTTGTCTTGGCGTCTGATGCCTGATTGAATCCACGAAGTTTGCTCAAGAACATAGCATAATTGATGACCGCACCTTTCTGTTTGGCAGTCATGGAGTCTGACCGAGTAGCATCCAAGACCGTTTTAGTCAAGTCTGCATTAGTCGTAACATCAATCTTGTTTTTGATCTCATCCCACTTGTCGTTGAACATCATCTGACCAAACTTGTCGGCCTTAGTGACCTGATGTTTAATGTTAAAATACTTCACAGCATTGATAGCACCTACGGCAGTTCGAGGTGACTGCATGAAACCAACAGAATAGAACATTCCAAGGCAAGTGTCAATCTGCTTTTCTCTCGCATCTGGATTCGTGAAGACATTGAAGTCACTCCAGCTTCCGTCTCCATCACCCCATGCAGCATGAAGAGCAGTACCAAATTCCTCTTCGGAAATCTCAGCCATCACACCTTGGATTCCAGATTTATTGGTTGCGTTGCTCAACCATTTATAGTATGCGTTGTTGCCTATCTTTTCAAAGAAGGAAGACACCTTGGATAGCCCTAACTTTGACAACAACTTAGATGCTCCAGGCAGATATTCACCGAACATTTCCGAGAAGTTTTCTATCGTAGCTGAGCCAAAACCATCCTTGATAGCCTTACCAAGACTGACACCTTTGTTGAAACTCAAATCGCCATCCTTGTCTTGAGTAACCCCTCCATTCTCGTTGTTCATTCCAACATAACGCTCTATCACGTTATTATATGTAGAGCCAAGTTGGTTGGTTGCCGCTAATGCTGCACTACCAGCCATATCACCAAGTACACGACCAGTATTCTTAGTAAACCATTTACCAAGAGCACCGAGAGCCATTTTTTCTCCGACCTTTTCTCCTGCTTTAGTAAAACCAGTGGTCATAACATCTCTCCAGCCGCTTAACGCAAAGTCTCCCATAAACTTTAACGAGCGACCGCTCACATCTCCATACTGATAAGCCTTTGTGCCATATTGCTGCTGTTTTGCAGCTTCTCCTTGTTGCTGCTGAATGGCACTGAGCATAACTTGTGCGGCATTTCCAGCATTGGAACCTTTCTTGATTGTTCCGTCTTCCATGCCTTTCTTTACTTGGAGCAAATTGCTTGCTATAGCAGCATCCATAACACCCTGAGAATACAGCTTCGGGTCAAACATTGTATCAAGCATTCCACCAAAATAATTGGAAACATCATTCCACTTATCTTTCCACCATCCAGCATTTTCATTTCTCTGCTTTTGTTCCTTTAGCTCCTGAAGCAGCGTGGTACGCAGCATCTGATTATAAGCCTTGGCGGTATTGTAAGCACCATATTCTGCATCAGACAAGCGGTTCGCCTCATTACCTATGGCCGCATTGAACGATGATGGCGCAACCGCACCACCAGATGCAACAAACGGAGAGTCCTGCAAGTGCATAGACTCATTCAATTCCTTTGAACGTCTGTTCTGATTCTCGTCAAGCCACTCCTGTCTTCTCTCCATTTGCCTCATCGCAACGTCTGTGTCGGACAAACCTGGGTCTGCCTTATCCAACTCAGAAGGAACCATACCCATATCTACGGCCTTGTTCCACTCTTCGCCATACTTATCCAGTATAGCTTGTTTCTGTTCTGCATCACTCTGTGTGTAAGCATTCTCGTTGTCAGACGTTACGTATGCGCCAGCCTTGCCAGTCTCAGGATTGTAGGCGAACTCATCCTTCACCACATTATTTGCATCACCACCAAAGGGAGTCAAGTGTGTACCTAAGTTCACACGACCGAAATCCTTCTGCTGTTTCTGCTTTCGTTGTTTAAGTCGGTTGTATCTGCCATCATTGTTAGCTATCTGCTTTGCACTTGCCGAGATAGCTGCCGCTCCAGACAGAAAACGAGCACGGTCAGCAGCACTCATAGGTACACTACCGCCCTTCGCCCTTGATGATGTCTTGCTACGAGGCTCGAATAGCGCAGTGTAGAAACGCTCATAGGTGTCAGGAACATCGAAGTTCTGAGCCTTCAAGTTCTCGTAGATAGCGTGTCTGTTGTCCGCACCGCTCTTTCCGTCTCTTGTCAGGGCACTCTCAAACTTATTGTAATCGTTAGGCACATCATAGTTCTGCGCTTTCAGATTCTTATATAAAGTGTATAATGGTCTTTCTGCCATGATATATGTATATTATTAATTAACACTACCAGTTCACACCAGTCTTCTTCTTACCGCCTTTGTTGGTTGATGGTGTATGACTCTTCTTTGTCTTTCCATGCTTACGCTGATAAGCAATCTTCTGAGCCTTCTTTCCAGCCGCAGTCTTCGGTGAGTAACCCATCTTCTTCACTTCCCTTGCAGCCTCAGCCATACCCTCAGGGTCTTTCTCCATCAAATCCATGTACTCATCTACCTCTCCTGAATAGGAACCAGTTCTTGAACTGCTGCTGCCCGACTTGTTTGCACGAACACGACCAGTCTCAGCATTCATGCGCTGGATAGCCTCCTGCGCTTGCCAGTGAGAAATCTGACCATCAGCCAGAGCCTTCCTGATAGCCAAGACTGCCTTCTTGTAATCGGCATCAGTCTGATACTTCATCTTCGACAAGTCAAGCCTTCTGTTGCCCTGATCAATTCTCTGCTGTCCTTGGTCGTTCTTCGTCTTGTTGTTTTCGTTCTGCATATCGTGATACCTCATCTGCTCCGCAAGAGTCAGGTCGTTCTTTCGAGCTTCCTCATCAAGAGCCATCGCCCTTTGATAACCAGCCAGCCATGCCGCCTGATTTCTTTCTCTCTGAGCATCCATGTACTCCTTGCGCTTATTCACTACCTTAGTCATATCCGACTCAGGATTGTGTACCACCTTTGCGCCTTTTGTAGCGAAGTAGATATTGCTGAGCGCACGCAGACCGTCACCGATTGCAGCGATACGAGCCTTTGTGCGTTCCTTCTTCTCCCTTCTCTCCTTCTGTTCTGCTGTCTCCTCTTGCTCTGGATTCAGCATCTTATACATATCCGCATAAGATAACTGCTTAGCCTGAGGTTTCGACTCCTCCTTCTTGACGATAGGGACAGATGGCTTATCTTCCTCATCGCTGGGTACAGTCTGATTCACGTCCACCCCATTGGCGATGGCTTGTTGTGTAGCGATAGTCTTAGCCCTGGCAGCCTTCATAGCCCCATCGGTGGGAGTGGCAGCGTTTATCTGGTCAATCTTCTTGCCAGCCGCATCCACCCCACTCTGCTGCTTGTTGAGTACACTCTGTGTAGTCTTCAAGCCGTTATTTTGTCGTAACATGTCTGATGCTTTCATAGGCTATGCTTTTATTTTTTTCAGATCGTCCTCAGACGGTAGGCCAATAGTCTTCGCCTTCAAGCCAAGAACATCGTCAGGATTCTTCGCAATGCCATTCAACTGCTGCTGAGTCGTATTCATATTCTGAGCCTTCTTTGCTCCACCCGTACCAGCATCAAGTGTTGCAGCGATATTAGCGGCTGTACCAGCCACTCCTGCTACGACATTGGCTGTATCAGCCGACTTCTCTGCTTCCATCTGCATCTGTTGCCCCTGAATGGAACGCTTATTCTGCTGATACTGCTGCTCGATAGCATCCTTACGAGCTTCGTTTGCAGCGACTATCTGAGAGGTCGTATCAGCAAGAGTCTTGTTGTTCGCCTCCTTTACCGCAGTAGTGGAGTCTTCTGTACCGCCCATTACGGCTTGTCTGCCCTTAGCTGCTCTGTTTCTGTTCTTAATCTGCTCCTGCATCTGAGTGAGCAATCTTACTGTATCGGCACGTTGGGTAGGGTCCTCATTATATCTCCTGTCATACCATGCCTGATTTTCTCTCTGCTGCTGGGCAAGCATCTGCTCCTGCTTTTTTCTCGCCTTGCGGTTAGCTATACCACCAGCGATACTGCTTGCAAGTCCAAGTCCAGCACCTATTAATGCGCCTATCATATATATGAAATTATAAATTATTAATAATGATACAAAGATAATCACACCTTATATAATAGCAATCTTATCTATTAATTAAGGTGTCTGCAATTTCACAAAGTTAATGGATAAGGTTTTCGCATATCAGGATATAGCTAACTTTGCAGTCAAATAGTTTAGAAAAAATGGCAGCAGACAGAAATACTAAAGGTCAGTTCGAGAAAGGTCGGGCGAAGACTGGCGGGAAACAGAAAGGCTACGAGTCTCCTATCACGAAGGAGTTTCGTGAGCTGTGTGCAGCCTTTACACGAGAGGCTTGGGACGACTTCCTGATTGCTTGGAATAAATGTGAGCCGAAGGATAAGGTCACATCATTCATCAAGATATTGGAGATCAACTGTCCTAAGTTACAGAATGTCACTCTTGACGATAAGCGTGAGGTTCATAATACCCTCACAGAGAAGTTGAGACAGATGTCAGAGGAAGAAGGTTAGTGTTATAAGTATAGGTTTTTGGTTTATAGGTAATAAAGGTTGTTATTAAGGAGATAGGGAATGCGTGAGCACTCCCTATTTTATTTCCAATTCTTTCCAGTTATTTCCAAATTGGAAAGAAATGAAGCAAAGTGTTAAATCTGTGTTAAACCCTTGTAAAAGTTTGAATATATCCAAACTTTTACATACCTTTGCAGCAGAAAAATAATTAATAAACATCTAAGCCCTCGACATCACGGTTAAGTCAATAATATGAGAAAGTCTATTGATACTTATGTTCAGTCAATCGCAAGTGACAACAAGCAGTTTATCCTCGATGGTGGATATGAGTCTGTAGCTGATTACATTATCAACGATGCCGACAATGGTATTGGCTATAACGAATATTTTGATGATTCAGAACTTGATGAATCAGGAGAGCCAACTGAGGAACAGATTGATGAGTTGAAGGAATATCTTAACGATAACTATAATTATCTTCCATAATGTCAACACTAAAGGCAAAAGAAGTTATCAAGGAGAAGGGCATGACCATTGAGGAAGTAGCCAGCAAGATGGGAATCACCAAAGGTACTCTATCTGCTGCCCTCAGTGGTAACCCGACCGTCATCTACCTTACAAGAGTAGCAGACGCTATAGATTGTGATATTAGAGATTTATTCAGATAAGGAAAAGGGAGCCATCGCTGACTCCCTTTTAATGTATCACTATCAGCGAGCAGTTCTGACCTGACAACTAATTGACTCCATCTTCATAAGCACTATTTTGTCGTTATATCTATGATAACATCTGTCAACTCAACAGCACGTT